ATAGAAAAATCGGAATCAAGCTCCTGTGTGTACCTCTGCTCCCTTAAGAACTTCTGGTCGGTTTTGGAGAAGTTGATATTTTTCAATATTCCGCGAGCGGATCCAACATCTAGGTGATATAATCCCATATTGTTGTCTTTGAGACGCTTGTTCGTATAATTTCCATTAACCTTCATTTGAGCCGGGTCATATGAATCAGAGGTTATCATCAAGGCATGGATGCATTTACTTCTCTCTTCTTCGCCTGCTATCTTTGGAATCTTGTTATAGTCCAAATTCAAATATGATTTGTATATACTACTCTTTACTCCGCTCTTGTTTGTGCGGTATTCTGGTGCCAATTCATCCTCACCAAGCTTTACTGGCTTGCCTTTATTTGTCTTTTCCGCATAATGTCGAAAAGGATCCTGTCCGTCTTCTTTTTTGAAATCTAAAAAACCTGTTTTTATGGTAGTTTTCAAATTCTTCTCACCAAAACATTCATCAAAAATATTGAGAATACAATACGATATCAAATCCCTAATAAATTTCATCATGGAATATTTTGTAACATTGTACTTAATCACCTTTTCATAGTAAAAATTCATAAAAAGAGTCGTTGAAATCGGTATATCTGAAATGTTTAGTTTCAATATTTTCTTATTCTTTATATGTTTTGGGTCATAAATCAAAAAATCAGTGGTAATTACTCGAATGTTCTTAAAGAATGGATCGCTTGCTTCATTATCCTTAATCGATATTTGCGATAATGCCTCAATCAGGTCGCCCAAAAAGAAATAAGATACAAGAACATTGCCTTTTTTCTTTCTATCGTTGACTAGATCTATTCTCGGCCCTGTGTCTTCCTCGTCGGAGTTGGGGGCTGCAGGTTGTCCATTAGCCTTGGCATTTAGTTCATCGATGTGCTCGATGAGGGGCTTGAAAATATCGGATTTGGTCGCGAATTTGCCTAATATGTTAGTAGAATCAAATTTTTCCTCCCTGTGTAGTTGGTCGTAAGATACAGACAAGGCAAAGATGGACTGATTCTGAATTAAAAAATCCGTTATTCCAGAATATGCTACCTTTTTTGAAGTCATGCGAAGGGTTGTGAGTTCGCTTTCTATTTCTTGAATTTTTTCATAGTCCTGACCTGATTGATCGGATCGGACACTCTTCAACTTCTTTTCCAGTGACTTTATTTTTCCCTTATTTTTAATGGGAACTGGTAAGATATTTGTCCTTTTATCATACAATGACTGTTCTAGACGAGATTTATAGTTTATCGTCAACTCAAAGAACCCCTCCTGATTAAAGGCGATATTGTAATCTGTCATTGTCAAGAACAAGGTTCTTCTTGTGGAAGATGGGTCGAATTTATTGATTTTTGGGCCCGACCATCCTACATCTGCCCTGATGTCAAAAGTGAAGTCTGCCGATTTCAGTTTTTTGTGCTCCTCGGCAGAGACCGTGATGAGATCAAGGAGCCTGTACTTCGACCCGCCCTGCTTCCTCTCGATGACCAGTTGCTCGAAGTCGTTAAAGTGTATAACTAAAGTTGCTTCAATATCGTTTGAATAGGAAAAAGGGTCGGATCCAATAAATTTCCAATCAAAAGACTTGACCCCGTATTCTTGTGTATACCTCTTTTCAATCGAATCGCCGGAGGTGGGGATGTCCATTCCTTCGTTATGCAGGTCGATGTTTGTCGCATTGGGAAATTTAAATTCAATTTCAGACTGTTTATTTCCTTGCTTATCCATCACCGTCTTATATAGCTTAAAATAAGGCATTAACTGAGAAAGCTCATAGGGTGCCAAGTCCAGCATTTTTTTCTGAGAATTTCTCCTTGTCAATTTGTTTATTATTGCAGAAGTATTGCTAGGTGACGATACCAGCCTTGTGTAATTATAATTTATCGATGTGTCTGCTTGAGTGTTTGAGAATGTTGCATTCAACCTCTTTCGATTCAGCTTGGCGAAGGCTGCAATGTTCTCTGTCAGTAGACACTGTGTGGTCTTGTTGAGCAGATTCAGGGCGGCTTTTTCCAAATTATCATAATCAACTTCGTAGTCTTTATCTTTTGCAAATTCAATCGCAAGTGAATTTCGGACGGACTTAAATGACAGCGCCGGATTCTCTTTGGATTTTTTAGCGAATACTTCTCCAGATTCGGAGAAAATTTTAATTGCGCGGCGGAGGATAATGATATCTGCCACATCCGTGGAGGGCGGAGAGGCGGTTGATTTAATTGTAATGCTATGAAATGTGGAACTAATATTCTCATTTGGGAGATATATAGTGTCTTTGGAGAAGAGTCCATCGTAAACGGCACTATATCCTTCGACGGATAATGTGGCGAGGTATGCCAAAAGGTTTTCTTTTCGCTCGTCCCTGAACTTAAAATTTTTCCAATAGTCTTTAGGCAGAGAAACATATTCTTTGTCTGCAGACGACACGGTGGGGAGGCCGTTTTGGTTGGCACCCAAGACTGGACCAAGGGGCTTGATGTCAATACTGGCATATTTTTCCGTTTGTGCGGAATAAAAAAGCCCCGCGAACCAGCCGGGAGTATAGGTTGCTGCAGCTTCTGAAAGCCAGCCGAGTGGCTTAATATTATCAGAGGCTCCCGCCTTTAACCTCATGAGATTATTCTTATCATATCCTTCACTGAGGGCCATAGCTTGTAATATCCGGATTTCCTCTTTTGTCAGAAGATCTTCGATGGCGGCGATGGAATCATTAATTTCCCTCTTAAAAGGATCGGTTTCTTGGAGATATTGGTTTAACGGTATGCCCGTGATGGTTACTAAGAGCATATTTAAAATTTTCGGGTTGAGGAAAGTCTCTATGGCTTTTGCAATATCTTCATGGTTTTTAACATATTTGGCCCTGTTTTTATATATGAAGTTAACAAAAGACTCAAGATCGACCAAGTACGCCGGGGGTTTAGGGGCCCAGTCAAAATGCCACAGTAAAGGGGCATAAACCGATTCGCTCTTGTCTGTCAAAGAATTGTTTTTTTCCAAGACTACTTTGTTCGCATCCGTGAGCGTTCTGGTGGCCTCGTGATCGACCGGGTCGATTTTGGCGCGGGCTGACTCCTTCAAATATGGAGCATCTGACTGGGGGATTTTGCTGTTTTTGTGAGCACTATCAAACATAGAAGCTATGGTTTTGGGAATAAGGTTCCATATCTTGTCGTTGGAACTAGAAGGCAAAATCTCCTCAAAGGGTGCACCTTCGGCAATTTTCCCGTCCAGTGTGCCCCTGAGTACAAAATCACTTACTGTCATTTTTAAACCCCATAAAGCCGCATGACTGCTTCATAGTCTAGCGGTATTAAAATTTCGTCGCCTGGCTTTACATGCGATTCTGTTGGTGTTCCATTAAAGAGTGCTATCACCCACCAATAAGTAGGATCGCCATAAAACTCAGCTGCGAGTTTATAAAGTCTATCTCCCATTTTCCAGATGTGTATTCTTGACCTAATACTTTCTTTGGCTTCTTCTGTGACCTCATTATATCGAGGTGAATCGTATTGACGAAATCCTTTCAGATTCTTTTTTTCAAAGTATTCATCATATAAGCTGTAGTCATTAAAAATAATGGTTCGATTTTCATTTCTCTTGAAGGTCATGGTTTTCTATTCCGTTTTTATCTTTCTATTTGAAAAGTAGTAATCTGGGGCCGCTGATGGGCCAAATGAGTGGTTTCCGTCTGAATCGGTGGATTCTATCCACCCAATATCATATTCATGAAGAGGTATGAGGTCCATTTTTAAGATTACTTTATTTGCCTCCAAGGTGGATGGCCTGGTGGTGCCAGCGGATTCGTGGAAAGATTCTCCTCGGTCTACAGAGATATTTTTTATAGCACAAAGGAGGCCGACATTGTCTTTGGCCAGGATGAACCCCTCGGCAAATATTCTTACAAGCGGAGGATCTTTTATGGACAAGGCACCTGATTTATCGCTATATGTGGGATACATAAGGACCGGGAGGGACTCTGCTTGCTTCACGAGCCCCGCTGCTTTTACCCCCGAGCCGCCTATCAGAAGCTCCAATGATAGAGTACGCCTTGTTCCTTTGAATGCCAAAATAGGATCCATTCTACCGAAAACAGACTCTTCGTTCCAATCGGAAGTGAAAGACTCACTAAAGACACGAAGGACACCGTTGAACCTATATTCGTAGCCGGTGGCAACATGTTTGATTTTAAAATCTGTGGTTTTCTCTGTTTTCTCAGTCATTATTATTTCCCCTTTATCCAGTTACCGTCTTTGAATGGACCACATTCTGATTAATTTTTAATCCCAACACAGAATTGTTGTTTGTCTCTTTTACGACCTTGACAATGTGATTTGTGAAAGCTTGCTTATTCTCTTGCTGGTGTATATGTAGATCTATTCTTTCTTTGGTAGCTGTCGCTTGTGCACGTTTGTTTGACTGCAATTTTTCCTCATTTGCAGAACGGATTTTTGATTTTGAAGTTTCTCCCTCTCCTACAGATTCGGTGGCAGTAGACAAGGCACTGCCAAGTCCAGGTGCCAACGACATAACCATCTTCATTGCCATTGCTGCAGCCATTAATGATGCAGCGATTGCTCCGATTGCCAAGGCTGCAGGGGCCAAGACAGGCAGCAATGCGACGATGGCGATGGCGAAGAGACCGATAATAGCTATCATCCCTGGGGATGCCGCTTTGTGCATTATAACGTAAGCCAGCCCGATCAATCCAGAGACTATTGCTGCAATTGCGAATGGAAGGCCGGCGGTGCCGGTGTTAAACAATATCCAGGCCGCCGTCAGTGCACCCACAGCTATAGTGACTCCCATTATGCCAACTTTTAGCTCGAATGATGCATCCGACATAGCGACGAACATCACTCCGACCGGAATGAGGAGTGCCATAAGTGGCACACTTGCACCGGTGAGTCCGGTGACGGCCAATGTGACAGCAGAAAGAGATAGAACCAATAGAGATAAAAATTGCTGCATTTCAGGCTCGGTCGCGACGACCATCTGCAATCCATTCAAAACAAATTTGAGTGCTCTAGCTAGAGGTAATAGCGATACTGCCAATAATCGACCTGTTTGTGCGAGTTCATCCATGACCGTTTGAAATTGCTTTGCCTCTTCTGCTAGTGCTAGAATTTCGGCTTGACTCTTTTTGGCTCCCGGAACGGCCTCGTCGAAGCCATTCGCCATCATCTGGGCCAGCTGGGGGATATCCATACCCATTGTATCTGCCAGTGCTTTAGTTTGATAATAACTCATTTCGTCAAATGACAGCCCTGCATCATTCACTGCATCGGATAACATTCTCATTCTTTCGGTGGGATCCGTTGTTGTTACCATCTCCAGCGAGTCCAAGAATGGCCCCCCAAGGATAGCATTTAGCCGGCCAACGGATTGTGCTGCAGAATCAAATGTGTCAAACTGCTCGACGATGCTTAGAACATCGGAAACTTCCATGCCTGCTGCACGGGCATTGACTTGTAATTTTTTGAAAACTTCTGTTGATTCACTTCCAAATGCTGCTAATTTTGGCATTGCATCTTGAAATGCGACTGCCATTTGCTCCGGAGGCATATCAATCGTCCTCGCAAGAACAAACAGCTCTCTCTGTGTTTGGGCTGCCTGAACAGCTGTAGTACCAAGAGCCTTTGTCATAAATTGTATATTCTCTGTCGTCACATCAGATGAAATACCAAGCTCTTGAAGAACTGCTGTTGTTTGTGCGAGCTGTTCTCTTGACCCTGAAGACAATTTTCGCAAGTCAGTAAAGTTACGATTTAGGCTCAAAAAAGCTTCTCCAGCTTCCTCTGAAGTAACACCGTGCTGAAACATTGACTGTTCGAGGCCTATTAATTCACTGTTATACCTTGAGATATTGCCGCCATTCTTGGCGAAGTTGGCCAAAGTCTTGTCTTGTGCGATTAGTAATTGTTTGCTCTGATGTACGACAAAAGATATGGCTGTTGCGGCTATATTTGATGCCGATGCCACTTTAGCCAATTTTTTGGCGAAGAGAGCTTGCATTTTCCCACTTTTGAGGGTCTGTGTGATCTGTGATGCTAATGTCTCACTATAATCACTCTGCAAACCCAGTAGTCCGCCTAATGTTTCAGCCAGACCTTCTGCTGTCTGCTTTTGATCTTCTCGTGTTTTTTTTAGGTCTTCTTCGTCTTTCTTCGTATTCTGTAATTTCTTGTTGTACTCATCGAGGGCCGAACTTGCGGCCTCTAAATTGGTCTTCATCTCGCCGAAATAGTCTATTTCATTTTGCTCTAATTCACCCTTGTCCTTGAGTATAGCCGCTTCTATAGTCAAAGATTCTAAATATTCTTTTTTGGCTTCGGTGTATTCCTTCTGGAGTTGTATTTCCTGTAATTTTAACTTATTTTGTTCTTCACTTGCCATCCGTTAAATTCCCTATTTCCCGAAAGGCCATTTGAGACCTGTCGTCTTTTCAAAGCCCTTTATTGCCTTATCCAATCTAGATTTAGTCTGGAATGTTTTTTGGTTGTCTAAGCCGTGTTTTGACATGGCTTCTACATATTTCTTTTCGTGCCCCAAGGTCTTCGCAAGACTCTTGACATCGGCTGGTTTTCCTTTGATGAAGCTCTTAAATCGATTCATCGTTTTCCACCCAAACATCTCTTTGAGGGCTATCTCAAGATGAGTCGCAAACATTCTATTAAAACCCTCATTGAGTTTCTTCTTTTTCAATTCTTCTAAATCGATTATTTTCTCTTCAATTTCCATTATGTAAACCTCTTATGATATTTATTATTTATTCTATTGTGAGTTTTAGTTTTCTTTCCCCGGCTTCAGTTTCGATGGTCACCGCGCCGGTTTTTTCATCTACCTTGACACCCTCTGGCATTGTTGGTTCATAAACCTTGTTCGAACTTTTGAAGACTTTGTGCCATTCTCCCTCGTACCAGTATTCATATTCTGCTGTGACATAATCCAATTCCACGGAAAATGTTCGTATTGCATCATCCTCATACGACAGAGAGGCATTCTCAAAGCTTGTCGGATATGGATTCTTGAGCCACCATTTTTCTATCTCATTGCCGTCGCCATCCGCACTTATAATTATGACACTGTTCCAAATCTTTGCAAATCTCTCGAAAGACATCATCGCACTGCCTTCATAGACTTTCTCTCGGTATTCCTTTTTCTTGCCAAATGACATTTCATATGCTGTTAGTATTGCCGTATACAGGGAATTAAATTTCTTTGTTCTTGACAGCTTTTTATGCTCTAGCTTCTCTTCGTCACCACTGATACCGTCTTTTTCGATCTCTCGTAACTTTTTCTTATTTTTTTTAAGCTCGCCTTTGGCTTTCGATTCGGTATTTAAGAAATCTGCAAAAGTTATTTTTACTGGTGTCCAGTCTAATACTCCAGGTATTGGGACGACCGTGTTTCCACCCATTGTTGCTCGTTCTTTATCGTTCCCAATTGTAAATGAAGGTAAATTCACAGATTTTACTGTATACTGCAGGCCGGAGACTTTTTCCAATATCCTTTTGGCTTCATCACTAAGGCCGGTGTATTCGAAATTGAAGTCCAATTGGACGGTAAAAATATTGTTTCTTTTCGCATAGAATTTGCTAGGTTCTGCCCAGAAAGGTGCTAGTGGCATATTTGCAGTCCTCCTCGATATAATTAGTTATATCAAATTATTATATCTCTATTTTTTGGATGCTTTCTTTGCCGCTTCAGCCTCTGATTCTATTTCCTTCACCAATCGACGAAGAAACCATCTCCTTATAGTGGTTGGCAAGTTATATGCTTCTGTAAATGACCAACCTCCGTGGTATTTCATCAAGAACATCTCTTCATATACTGATTCTATATATTCGCTATTTAGGCCAAAGAAAGGATACAGTAAACGGAACCTCCACGTCCGTTGATGTGGAGCAACTTGGGCACTCAAAATCAAATGTCATATCGATATTTGGAGTAATATCATCATAAATTTTCCTCAAATGCCTAGTATCTCGTGATGGCATGTTGTCTACAAATTTATTAACGATGGACCTATCAGTGTGGTCGTTGACGGATACAATAATAGCTTTAAGCTGATCCGTGAGTGGAGTCTCCTGTAGCTTATGTTTCTTTTTTGACTGTTGTTGGGCTGTTATTTTTGACTCATCTGTCCCAGTCAACAACTTTGTTTCAACAGACACTCCTGTCACTGGAAGGTCCACCACAAAAGTTCCGTTTGCTGTCATTGTGACACCATTGGGAATTGTACTCTCTTTTGTGCCAGTCTCTGTTAAGTCAAATGAATATTCAGTTGCAGCACTGCAGTGTGGGCAGTTGATTTGTGTATCGTAGTCACTGCCAAAGCCTGTAATACGAGCCGCTACCAACAGGGCATTCCTGTCACCAACGAGAAGAGATCGGGGATTGATGGAGTTATCGACCATCACACTCTCCAACAGCCTTTCAAGAGCAACACCCTTCTTTAGTAGTGTCTGAGAGGTCAAAATATCCTCCTCTTTGGCCGTCATATATTTTATCTCTATTGTTTTCAAACCGTGAGCTGGATGCCCCTCTGGGTAAAATTCACCTTTCGATGGTAAATCTACCAACTCTGTTGGGGTTGAGAAATTTAACCCCGCTGTTCCCACAACTGGGTCTGATGGCGCGGGCTTGCTGGTTTCTCCTGCAGCCTTCGCGCTCTTTCTACTTCCATTTCTAGACAATTAACACCTCTTTTATAAATTGTTAAGATTAATTAGTTTTTCCAATAAGCTCTGCCACCGGCGAGTAATTCCGCCCAGTCGTACTTAAAGTCGAGAGTTATCTCTGTGAGTTCATCATCACCGTAAGCAAGATCTCCATAGCCCACCTTAATGATAAATGCATTTTTCAATGTCCATTTCTCCACTGGGGTCCCGTCCGAATCAATAACAGTGATAACAACTTCACCGACAGCATTAACCGAGCTGGCCTTTGAATTGGTCTTCGGGGCATCTCCCTTTAACTGACCAGGACCTGTATAACCCGAGGCCTCTATCATCCTTGCTGTCATCTGTGCTGCATCAGGGCTAACCGGATCGACGAGAGTCAAACTAACATCGTTCCACGATACAGTGCCGGGATAATAAAATTTATGATTCATATATTTGTGCTCTGTTGATTCAACAGAGATTTCTGGCTTATTAATACCTTTTGCAAACCAAAGAACTCCCACATTTCCTGGTGTCCCTGTGATTTCGACTGTAAACCTATATTTTCTTTTCGGCTCAACATTGGCGCTTGTCCAAAAACTATTTCCCATCTTGTAAGATCTCCTATTATATTCTTAAGTAGTAGGTGGGAGATTAATATCTAAATTAATCTCCAAATGCAGCTCCGCTATCTGTCAAAACAAAATCAATTGCAATGTACTCGATGGCTTTAGCTGGCTTGATAAACACTTTGGCATAAACAATATTTTGATCCACCAAATCTGGTGTTGTGGTTGTTTCATCCAAAATGAATTTATATTCGCTGATTCCTAATCTATTTTGCACGCTTCTCAAGATAGGGTCTGCGGCTGCAGTAAACCTATTCCAAGTAACCCTAGTGTTCTGATCGAAAAGGATTCCGCTTGCGACCTGCGAGATTCTCTTCTTGACAAAGATCATCATGCGGCGGACATTGATTCTATCTAATGCAGATGGTGTCGATTGAAGTGTTTTCTGTCCGAAAATAACAATTCCTTCATTCGGGAAAGAGGCGATTGGATTAATATTTGCCTCATAAAGACTATCCCTGTTCTTGGAAGTCAGTTTTTCAGAGACTCCAATAACCGGAAGTCCAGCAGAACCCTCTGTGAGACCTCCGCGATTGAAGCCTGCTGGTGCAAACCACACTTCCGAACTTGCTTCTGCAGAGGCGAATGTCCCAAGTGCCACAACTGATGGTGGAACCCAAAGCAAGCCCCCGCTCACTGTATCTCTTACTTGAACCCATGGGTAATAAGTGCATCCGTAAGAACTATTAATTTGTCTATTCTCCAAGTTTGATACCGCCGTAGAGACACTGCCAAGTCGACCTGCAAAAGACTTATATGCAGATTTTGTCTCGGTGAATGGGGTGAATACATTTGGAATATCAATGATGGCCATTGCATCACCACGATCTTCACAAACTTGAATCATGTGGGTTGTCAAAGTAGCATCTGTTAATCCTGGCATCGTAATAAGATTCATATCAACGAATTCTGGGTCAGCAACTGTGTCAATTGCTCTGCGGATACTGTTAGCTGCATAATTTTCCTGTGCGGTTTCGCCGTCGATGCCATCATTACTGAATGGATCTATGGCTGTAATATTCAATCCATCAAATCCGTTGTAAAGCGGAGAGGTGAATCTTGTGTACCCCTTGTCGATGGGCTCTTTCCACCCGACAGAACCAGTGGTACTCATAGCCAATCCGTCCTTTCGTGCATCTGCTTTCCAGTATACATTCGAATTTCCTGACAGAATAAGATCGTCCAAAGAAAAGGTCCATTGTGTGTCTAATTTGGATGTTGTTGCAGGCAAATCGCCGGCAGTGAAGTCGTCGTTAAGGGCATAAAGATAATCTCCATAACCTGGATCTGCTCGGTTTTCTCTACTTGCCGAAGAGGCTGAGATTTCCATGTAGGATGAAGCATTGAGTCCGAAATATGCATTTCTTGGATCCGAAACACCTCCTGCCGAAGCACTTACTCTGATAGCGCTAGATGGGAACTGAAGTTTTAGGGTTACCGCTGATAATGACCCTGTGTCCATCGTATCGGCTGGGCCAAAAGGTGCCGTGCTACCCTTGGCAATAATGGTAGTTGTCGATCCGATAGCAGTAGCTGTCATAGCAGGAGTGCCTTCATACTTTACTGGGCCATATACTCCGAACGGAAGTAATCTTGGGTCGATGGCGGATTGTTCCACTGTTGCATCCATTTCAACCCTAATATATTGTGAAACATTATTGTAGTTTCCACGAGTCTTTAAAATTCTCTGAGAAGAGTCCCACACTTGCTCTTTGTCTCCGATTTTTCGGCCAACATAGTTGGAAGAGAGGGGATTCAAATTGCAGTTGGAAAATCTCTCAATAATCTCTGGAACAGCATCTGTGTCTTTGGCATTTCTGACAACAACTGTAAATGTTCCAAATGGATTTGCACCCGTTGTATCTCTAGAATAAGTCAAGTCTTGGATAGAGATTTTAACTTTTTCTTGTGTCTCTTGTCCTGCTGACAGAGCATGAAATCTGAACAATTTCTGCATGTTATCTGCTTTATAACTGCCAGAATCATTTGTCAAATCCTGTGAAAAGAACCATCCTGTATGTGCAGCTCTTGCATCTTGGCGATATTCGTTCTTGCCTGTGAGTGGCAAAATGATTGCCATGGCTTTACCGGTATCAGCGACATTATCTAGAACAGCTGCTTCGAAAGTCTCTCCGAGCCAATATTCACTTTCTCCTTTGAGGAGATTGTCTGTTGGAATGATCCCACCAACTGTCTGCGGATTTGTATTGAATACATTTCTGATGTATTTTTGACTCGATTTGTTGAAGTTGAAAGAAGTCTTGTGGGCGACATTATTTGCAGCTGAAGACCCTGTGACGATTGCTGCCGTGAATTCAAGGCCGACTCCAGTTTGGTTTACGATTGTACCCAGTTTACCTACTGGTGTAGATGTGCCGGCCTTGGATCCACTTAGGATTACTGCAGATCCACTATCAACATACCAGACTGCACCCAAAGTGCCTGTCATTGGCCCTCCGGAGCCAGATTGCATAACGAATAATCCGAAAGCTCCACCGTTACTTGCTACGGTAGTGTCAGGATCTTTTACTGTTTCCCAGCCTGCTTGGCCGTTGGCGCCAGCATCTTCGTGAGCATAGCCAAGCAACCTAACAAAATTAACTGAATCAACATCAGCAGCAAGGTATGCCTGTGCGGCATACGAGCCGTATGTGGGGGCTTGATAATTTCCTTCTCTCCATACATCGCCGGTTCTTTTTCCAGCGACAGGATCGCCGAATAATTGAACAAATTGCGAAAATGAATCGACTTTTACAGGCTCCATTCCTGGGCCTTTTGGTGTTCTACCAATAATTACCGGTCCTGCCGGTGTTGCTGCAGCCGGTAGCTGCGAATTGTCGATCTCCTTCGTAAAAACGCCAGGGGATACAAATTTAAACTTTTTTACAGACATCCAAAGATTCTCCTTAAATTCACAAATCTAGATTAATTTATCACACTAATAAATAGTTTGCTATTTTTGCAAAATCAGATTATTTATTGGCCTTCTTTCTTTTGAGGAACCCCGGCTTGCCAGTTGCGGAAGGGACTGAAAACTCATACTCTTCTTTTTGCTCTTTTAAATATTGCTCCTTGATTTCCTCTATTTTGGTATCCGATGCCTTTTCTAGCCTCTCAATAGCTCGGATGACACTTATCTCTTTCATCTTGATATTATACAGAAATTCCTTCATATCGTTGTGAGCTTTGGTTATGGCATCTTCATAATTCTTAACCCCAGCACACTCTTTCCATGGGACCTCGATGGTGTCAGACAATTGTGCGGGCTCATCTGGGACCTCTGTCTTTTCCTCTTTTGATTCATCCGTCATGGGAAGTTGTTCTTTTTTTGAAAATATGGAAAATATCTTTTTAAACATCTTGACCTCTCGATGCCTAATTAGTCCTCAAAAAAGAGAACCCCCCCACAAAAGTGGAGGGGCAAGATAAAATCTTTTTAATCGTCTGTTATATCAAATTATGATACGAGAGAGTATGCTTTCTGTCCGTAGTAAGCGATACGGTCACCTGCGTCAATCGGGCAAGAGAAAACAATCGCAATGATGTTTCCGTTGTTATCGAGATTGAGCATGTAATCACCTGCACCACCAGCCACTGGCATCATCATCATACCATTGACCGTAACATATGCCAATTCTGACATAGGAAGTAGGCCATCGGCAATGATGTCAACGATGTGACCAGCGAGTACAGCTGCACCCATTGGGGCATGTACATAGCTCTGCCATTTGCCGTGAATCTCTGCCAAGTCTGCCTTAACAAGGGCTTCCTGAGCAACACGGCCGGCAAGTTCTGCAGCCATTTCGGTATCGTGCTTGAGCACAATTGAGGCTTCGGCAGCAGCAGCACGAACCTCTTCAACACCCAAACGAGTAGTTAAAGAAAGTTCTGCAGCGTCTGAGTCTGCTTCATTCTGATCAACATCAGCAATAAGAGAAGCAATTTCTGCATCGTACTTGACGACGAGAGATGCATCTGCAGCGGCGCGAGCGGCTTCTTCGACACCCAAGCGAGTAGTTAAAGAAAGCTCTGCAGCATCGGAGGCAGCTTCGTTTGCATCAACATCAGCCTGCATTGCAGCCATAACGACTACGATAGAGGCATCAGCGACACCACGGGCTCCTTCTTCAGCAGCGAGGCGAGTGGTTAGTGAACCATCAGCAGCGACTCTTGCAGCTTCTTCAGCAGCGAGAGCAGCGTCATTAGAAATGACATATGCAGCAAGAGCGTCGTCATTAACAACGTCTACAGCATTAATCAAACTTACGATCTCTGCGAAACTGTCCTTGTCGGCATCAGCTGAAAGAAGAACAGCATCCATTCTGGCTTCTTCAGAAGCAAGACGAGTCTGCAATGAGGTATCGCCAGCTGCTCTTGCAGCTTCTTCGATCAGGGCACGAGCATCGATAGATGCATCGGCAGCTGCTCTCGCAGCTTCTTCAACACCAGAGCGGGTGTCGATAGATGCAACTTCTGCGATGCGAGTGCTCTCTTCGGCAGCAAGACGTGTCTGTAAAGACAATTCTGCAGCATCGGAGGCAGCTTCGTTTGCATCGACATCAGCTTGGAGTGCAGCACGGATTGCATCAACAGAAACATCACGGGCACTTTCGTTAGCAGCCATTTCGGTGCGAATTAGGGCACGATCTGTGTCGCCATCTAATTCATTCTGATCAACATCAGCCTGAATAGCATTGCGGGCAATTAGAGCGAGTGCTTCTTGAGCAGCCTCTCTTGCAGCCTCAGTGATATCGCGAGCAGCGTCTTGAGCTGCCATTTCGGAGCGGATTGCAGCACGATCATTGTCGCCATCCAATTCGTTTCCGTCAACATCAGCTTGAAGAGCAGCGATAGCTGCATCTGCATCCAATTCATTCTGATCGATATCAGCCTGGATTGCTGCTTCGTTTGCACGAGCAAGTACGATTTCTGCAGCAAGGTCTGCAGCGATGGAAGCATCAGCGGCAGCACGAGCTGTTTGTTCTGCAAGATCTTCCGTGTCATGCTTCAGCTCAAGAGAGGTGATTGCATCTGCACGGCTTGTTTCTTCTGCAGCCAAACGAGTTGTGAGAGAAGCTTCAGCAACATCTGAGTCTGATTCGTTCTGATCGATATCAGCCTGCATTGCAGCCATAACAACATCGATAGATGCGTCAGCGGTACCGCGAGCGGATTCTTCTGCAGCCAAACGAGTGGTGAGAGAAAGTTCTGCTGCATCTGAATCAGTTTCATTCTGATCGACGTCTGCTTGAAGGGCTGTCATGACAACAACGATAGATGCATCAGCAGCTGTGCGGGCACCTTCTTCTGCAAGGACACGAGCATCCGAGGATGCGAGGGCCGCAGATCTGGCGATCTCTTCGTCGCTTAAGCGAGTTGTAAGAGAGGCATCAGCTGCAATTCTTGCTGCTTCTTCTGCAGAGTCGACATTTGCCAAGCTCAAGACTGCTGCTGCAAGATCATTGTCATTGGTCAAATCAACTGCGTTGATAAGGGAAACAATTTCTGCAAAGCTATCTTTGTCTGCATCTGCTGCAAGAAGAACTGCATTCATTCTTGCTTCTTCAACACCCAAACGAGTAGTAAGGGATGCATCACCTGCAATTCTTGCTGTCTCTTCGGAAGCCATTTCACTATCGTGCTTGGTTTCCAGGCTAAGTACAGCGGCTGCACGAGCTGCTTCCTCAACTCCGATACGAGTATCGGAAGAAGAAATAGCGGCTGCTCTTGCAGATTCTTCTGCTGCCAAACGAACCTGCAGAGAAAGCTCTGCAGCATCAGAGTCGGCTTCATTCTGGGCGACATCAGCGATAAGAGCGGCGATTGCAGCATCTGCATCTGCCTCATTCTGATCAACGTCAGCCTGAATCGCAGCTTCTGCTGCTGCTGCACGGGCTTCTTCAACACCCAAACGAGTTGTGAGTGATGTGTCTGCTGCTGCTCTCGCTGATTCTTCGCTAGAAGAACGTGTATCGAGAGATGCAACATCTGCGGCACGGGCCGTCTCTTCAACACCCAAACGAGTTGTGAGTGATGTGTCTGCTGCTGCTCTAGCAGTTTCTTCGGCACCAAGGCGTGTGTCGGAAGATGCTACAGCCGCAATGCGAGCTGCCTCTTCAACACCAACTTGGTATTGTAACATACCGTAGTTGACGATTGCCTTGTTGTTTGCCGCAATTTGGTAGTCTTCTACCGCTGCACTCAAAGCGAGTGCTGACATGCTGAACATGCTAGTTGTTAATTCACCGAGGCCGGCTTTTCCGCCAGCTGTGGCTTCTTCGAAAGTTTCAAATTTTTCTTCATTTTGTGCGGTGAGGGCAATATCGAATTGACCTACACCCATTCTTGTTCTAGCCATATTTATTTTCTCCTTGGGGGGTTTCCCCATTTAATATTATGGTTTTGTCTCCGGTGTTTAACATGCTCGGAGACGAAAGCATGATGTAAAATTACATAAGTCGCTATGCGGATAAGAAGATAACCAGAGCAGCAGTGGTAAGGATATTACCGTCTGCGGATGAGGCGACCCATTGATCAAGTGCATAGCTGTAGTTGAGGTCTGTTGCATTTAAAGCAGCCATTGAAGCTGACATTCCTGCTGGACCTATAATGTTTGCCCAATTTGCGAGTGCGAAACGTGGCTCAAGACTGAAGTCGTCCTTTCTCAAGATCATGGCGACACCATCGTCAGCTTCAGCAATATCTACACACATCGCACCAACCGGAAGAGTATATCTCTCAGTTGCCACTGATCCAGCGACTGGAATTGTGTACATCTTGCCGCCTGCTTCGAAAATCCATTCTCCCGAAGTTGCGCCATATTTTGCGGTATTAATTGATTCTCCACCCGGCATGGTATACAGAAGAACAAAAAGATTAGGAACAGAATCCTCGTCTAATGTTACTTCATAAATCTTGCCTGTAGAGGTGCCGACCAGCACTTTACTGCTCGAACCATATTCCATACACACCGGAGAGCCTTCAATTCCAGATGCAGATGCATCATATGAACCAAAGGTTGCCCAATTTGTCATATCTGTAGCAAAGTACAGAGTTGTGGAACCATCACCAGATTCTCTCTTAGCATAACCATAAGATGCTGCACCCGATGCCGAAGCACCTCGGCAGAACTTAACGATATTGGAAAGATTTCCTCCGTGGAATGGATCATATGCTCCACTAGACGCAGCATATGATTCTGCTCCTGCTGCATGTAGAGTTGTGACTTCAGATGCTCCGAGAGCACGAGACCA